GCCCTTGGTTACCTTGTGGTCCTTGATTACCTTGTGGTCCTTGGTTGCCCTGCGGGCCTTGTCTTCCCTGTGGTCCTTGATTGCCTTGTGCTCCTGTTGTACCCTGTAAACCTGTAGGACCTTGGTTACCTTGCGGTCCGGTTGGTCCCTGATTCCCCTGTGATCCGGTAGTACCTTGTAATCCAGTTGGTCCTTGATTGCCTTGTGCTCCTGTTGTACCCTGTAAACCTGTAGGACCTTGGTTACCTTGTGGTCCGGTTGGTCCCTGATTCCCCTGTGATCCGGTAGTACCTTGTAATCCAGTTGGTCCTTGATTGCCTTGTGCTCCTGTTGTACCCTGTAAACCTGTAGGACCTTGGTTACCTTGAGGTCCTTGGGGACCGGGAATATACAGACTTCCGCTGACTATATGACCTCCTTTAGCTACAACTACGTATCCTGTTGATGGGCTAGTAAAAGATAATTTTACTCTATTATTGTCTAGTAATTTAACTTGATTAGGTACAAAGTAAAAATCGGAAGAATCATAAGCAGAAACAACAACACTTTTTGAATTGAAATTATGTGTTACTGTTATGGAAGATGTAGCAGAGAAAGATGCAGATACTGTGGATACCTCGCTAACTTCTCTTATAGGGCCTTGAATACCTTGACTGCCTTGAGCACCTACTGTACCTTGAACTCCTTGAAAACCTTGAAATCCTTGTGGACCTGCAATGTACAAACTTCCACTAACAATATGACCTCCTTTTGCTACTACTGCGTGTCCTGTGGATGGATTTGAAAAAGTTAGTTTGACTTTATTATTATCTACTAATTTTATTGTTTCAGGAACAAAATAAAAATCATCCGAATCATAGGCAGATATAACTACATTTTTAGAATTAAAATTATGTGTTATAGTTATAGAAGATGTAGATGAAAAAGAGGCTGTTACTGTATTTACTTCTGCTACTGTTATATTTGTTAGACTACTACCATCTCCAGAAAAAGATCCTGTGTAATTAAATATACTTCCCGATATAATATCTCCTAATGACCTAGCTATAGATTTATTGTTTACTCCATAAAAAACTTGACCATTTAATAAATTAGGAGTTGCATTTGCTCTACCTGCACCTAATACCACACCACCTCCGTTAGTAGGATGTACCTTAGTTACTATACCTAAATTTTGTATTAGGTTTGAACCTGTAGGCGGTACATTAGTATATCCTCCATTTACTCCTACGTATATAATTTCACCATTCTCAAAAGCTGATGTATCAACTCCACTTATTAAACCTGATATTATACCTAGACCTTCAGCTCCTGCTGCTAATGTTTGAGCTAGTATAAAAGTTGCGGGCATCGAAGAGGCTAGGGATGCACTTGCAGGTATTACACCTACTATGTTTCCCATGGTTCCAGAGCCTGTTGCATGTACAGGAGTTCCTTTGTATAGCGTATGTCCAGAAACATTCTTTACATTCTCAGTTACAGTAGATACCCCACTAAATGTTAAATTTCCTAGACCGTCTGTTTGTATGAATTGACCTGATAATCCATCCGATGTAGGGTAATGTATTCCACTTGCTGTAAATGATGTGGATACATTTAATCTATTTAGTTCCGCGTTAGATCCGCTAACTAATACTTTTTTCCAGTTTGGCATTTATATACATTTTATTACGGTTGGTAACTTCTTTTTTAGAAGCCCACTTCCCCATAGGGCCAATAATAAATTTTACTATACTAAATAACTTTATTTTTTATTTAACAAAGTATAATTTTTTTGCAGTTTCATAATTAAATGATATATAAACTCAATTTGTTTAATTTGCATGTTAGATTCTCCTAGAACCTGTAAAATAAATTCTATTTCTTTTGCATTTAAATCAAATAAAATATCATTTTTATCACTTTTATTTTCAATCATAAAGTCATTTTCTTTTCTAGAAACTTTTGATACAATAGCCATAATATAATTTTTAAAAATTTTATACATATATGTAAATTTCACCTGAATCAATCCTAATATTTCCTGGGTGGTCTGCTTTGTTAGTCGCTGCGTTTGCTTCTGTACCTTCGTAAACTCCTGCTACATAATAAGAAGGCGTAACATTACCAGTGGTATTAGCTCCAAGATTATTTACTACAGATAATCTACCGTCATTTGTATTGTAGCTACCGTCCCAAACTAATGCTGAACCACTTTGAGCTACTCCTGTACTTCCTCCAAATATAATACCTGAATCACCTACAGATGCAGAACCGGATTTTAATAATATAAAAGCATCTTCTACTGCTAAATTAGAAACATTAAGGTAAGTTAAATCTCCGTTTACTACTAAATCTCCGCCTATAGTTAAATCATTAGTAATAGAAACATCATTCGGAAGACCTATAGTAACGGTTCCATTTGTTCTACTTACTTCTACTTCATTTAAAGTTCCTGAAACAATTAATACAGCACCAGTAGAAGCATCTTTTAAAGATATAACTCCAGAAGCAGCGGAAAAATCTCCACTATCAAAGGTGGCTAAACCTTTATTTGTACCATTAGCTTGCGCATCTGCTACACTAATAGTTATAGTATTATTCGTTACTGCTGTCGTTATAGGCGTACTTCCTCCTACTACGGATAGTTTATCTACTTTTAAATCTAATACATCATTTCCTGTAGACCCGCTTATTTTTAATGAAGTTACTAGACCGGTTAATCCAGAGCCATTTCCTACAAAAGATCCTGAAAATATAGAACCTGATACTATACTATTACCTAAATTTAAAGTACTGCTTATGTAAGTAAGACCACTATCTTCAATAGAACCTCCTGCTCTAGAGACTAATATATTATTTGGTGATAAATTTGAAGCAGTTACTGCCGTAACATGAGCGCTAGATCCACTGACTAATATTTTTTTCCAGGTTGCCATTTTTTTTTATTTAATTGTTATATAAATATATATTAGTTGTTTTCTGAAATCAATCAAGTCCAATCCAATAATTTGATTCACTATATATTATCCCACCAGATACAGGGTTAGGTTTAGAAGAAAAAGAACCTAATGAAATAACTCCTTTATTATTCACTTTCATAGAATCAAAAGAACCAGATTTTATAATAAAGAAATCAAATGAACCTGTATCAATTTTTCTAACTATTAAAGATCCTGTTATAACTGCTTTGCCGATATAAGGAAAAGTCAATCTACTTATTTCGTCATTAAAATTTACTATAGATGATGTAGGTATATTAGAAAGTCGAGAACCATCTCCATCAAAAGAACCAGAAAAATAACCAGACCCAGAAAATATAGTAGGAAATAATATCCTCATTTTTATTTTTTTTATTTATTATTGCATGTTCTCATCTACATAAATATTATTTTTACACCCAAGAAGTTCCAGTATATACTTCTAATTTAGCTAATGTTTTGTTATACCTAAAAGAACCTGTAGGAGGATTATTAGGTCTTTCGGAAGTAGTGCCTACAGGAATGACAATAGAAGATGATGAGTTTATGTCTATTATAGCTCTTGGATTTTTTGTATTATATCCTACATATCCGCTACTTGAAACAAAAAAACTACTACTATTATTTGATTTGACTACATTGAGATTACCTTTTATAATAACGCTTCCGGTATAAGGCGAACTTAAACTACCTTTTTCTCCTTTCTCTCCTTTTACTCCACTTGATATACTTATTGATCCGGTAAATCCTATCCCGAAGTCAACTTGAACAGTGTCCTTGTCTATTACATTAAAAGACTTAGGAAGTACTTCTTCGCCATTTGAATCATAAATATTAAAAACAGGATATTGGATATCTAAATTATGAGATACAGTAACAAGGCTACCTTGAAAAGAAGAGCTGTAAATAGATTCTCCAAAATTTCCTTTGTTGCCTTTAGTTCCTTTAGTTCCCTTGTCCCCTTTAAAACCTTTCAATCCTTTCTCCCCACCAGCAATACTTAATGAACCAGTAAAAGGTATGCCAAATTCTATTTCAACTGTATTATTATTAATTACTTCAAAACTCTTTGGTACAACCTCCTCCCCTGCTAAATCGTATATTGCATAAACAGGAAAATAAATATCTAAATTATGGTTTACCGTTACTGTTTGACCTTGAATAGAAGATGTATAAACAGCACTTACAGTTTGACCCGGCTGTCCTTTCTGTCCTTTGGAACCACCTCCTGCATTTAAAGCATAAGAAGCAGTTACGGCATAAGAAGATGATGGTATGTTATATAACCTAGACCCGTCTCCATCGAAAGACCCGGAGTAGTATCCTGATCCAGAAATAATCGTAGGCCTGTAAATTAGCATAATTAACCTTTATTATAAATATTGCATAATGTACTAATTAAAAAGCCCCGCCAATTTTTTTAGCGGGGCGAAAAATCGAATAGTTTTCAATTACACTAAGTCTTGAACTTTTTGCTTGATTGCGAAGAATTTTGCCTGATTCCAAGCAAATACTTCATACAATTCAACTATGATTCCGAAGCCTTTGGTAACTGTATCAACTACCTTGTCTTGAGCTACACCTGTACGCTTTGAAATTTCTGCATGTGCTTTCTTAGCTTCTTCCACACTCAAATTTTTAAGTTGGTTGATTGCCATAGGAGCATCAGAAATAATCTCTTGAACTTTAAAGAATTCAGGAGTCAACGCAATAAGGTCGGGAATCACTTGGAATCCGTCAGCAAATACGTTTTTAACATTTTTACCCAATTCAATTACGTCGCAGATAGTGTCTACTACTTCGTCGTAACCTAGATCATCAAAATTTGCCATTTTATTAATTTTAAAGAGTTAACTAATAATAGATATTACAGTATCTTCAAAATATATGCCATTTTATGTTAAATTAATTGTAACAAATATCATTTTCTAACTTACCTAGTATCTTAAAAACTTTTTTATACTTATATCCTGTTACTATATCTAGTGTTTTTACCTTATCTAATTCAGAATCAGGTATTTTCGTATATATGTACCCGTCTAAAAAGCAATAATTGTAAATGTAGGTATGTATGTCTTCCTCAGTGTTAGAAAGTATCAATAGGATATCATCATTTATTATAACTTCTACTTGTACATCTTCGTCAGGATGTAAGGGATTGCCTTCATCATCCATTTCATCTAACATTTCATCCATTTCCTCGTCAGAATAAGAAAAAGCATCAAAGTTTTCATCATCCGGACCCATAAAATTGCTATTGTCATCTAAAAAGGAAAAAAAGTCATCCATTTCTTTAGAATCCTCCTTCACATTACCGAAAATGTCAGAATTATTGGAATCAGCAGAAAATATCATGTTAAATGTCTCCCTATTCAAATCAAAATTATCGTCGGGATTTTTTAATAAGATATTGTTGTATAAAAACAGTACTCTATCATGTTCCGACATGAAAGATAATGTGTCATTCAATCTTTTCTTTAAATTCATCCTGTAGCATTTGTTTTAATTTATCTAACAAATCTTCTACATCATTGTTTTCATCTACATCCAAATCTATTATGTAGGGTACTAGGGCATTTCCCTTATTGTCAAAAACATCCTTATTTGCATAAATGTAGAATTGACATTTTATAGATGGACATAATGTAATTTCGGCTCTAACTTCTCCCTCGTCTCCTCCTATGGGTATTAAATTTTCTTTCTCTTTAAAATGTACTGTGAGTGATTTTATTTTAAAGAATGCCTCCGGGAATATCTTCTTTAGATATACCATGTGTCCCATGTGTTCAAAATCAGATAATGCTTTTATCATTGTTGTCATAATGTGTAATGTGTTTTAATTTATAATCAATTATCAATAAATGTATGTTACATGTTTTATTATAAATAGATTTTACATGTATTTTTTAATTTTTTTATTTTACTGGGGGGCATGATTTCTATTTTGATATCCCCTCTAGAAATCTACATGTTAATAAAATGTTAAAATTTCATGATTATACCTCAATAGTCAACCTTTGTCAAAAAAATTATGTTAACATCCACTATGTCTAAATGTATATTCATGTTTAATGCTCATTTAATATCTTTAAAACAAAATGATAATATCAATAACATGTAAATCTAACATAATTATATAAGTAATTGTTTTCTTTATATTACATAGCATTCATGTAAAAACATGTAGATAATAAAAAAATGCAAAAAAAGTTGATTATATAAAAAAATTGACTACCTTTGTAAAAAAAATAACATGATCAAAGACATTAAGACACAAAAAAGAATATCATATCTTCTTTTGACCTGCGCTATTTTCCTAGCTTCCGTCGTAGGTTTTTTCTCTGTAAAAGGACTAGCCCAAGTTTTCGCCGGAGCAGGAATGGCCATCATTCTTTTAGGTGCCGGAATAGAAGTATCAAAACTTGTCATTGCATCATTCCTTCATAGATACTGGCATAAACTAACATTCGGATATAAAGTGGGGGGACTAATTTTCTTATTCCTTGTCATCTTTGTAACATCCTCTGGAGTCTATGGCATTCTTTCTCAAGCGTACACCGAGAATAAGAATAAGCTTATGGCATCTAAATCCGAAGTTGCATTAATTGAAGAGAAAAAGAAATTCTTTACTGATAAAAAAAATGATTTGCAAAATGAATATAAGCAAATTATTTCCGACATTGCTCAAACAAGATTACAAAGAAATACAACATCTTCTGGAATGATGAGTGATTCAAAAGATGTTTACACGGATAGCAGAGGAAGAACATCATCAAGATCAAACGCATCCACTAGAAAAGATTATTTAAAGCAAGTAGAAGGTCTTAACTCTGATATTGGAAAAATGGAAAGTAGAAGGGATGAAGTATATGTGGACATTACAAATATTTCTGATTCCATCTTTTATTATGAAACAAAGATTATATCCATAAAATCAAGTAATGATGTGGCTGTAGAACTTGGGCCACTCATTTACCTTTCCGAAGTTACTAATACAAGTTTGGACAAGGTATTATTTTGGTTTCTAATGGTTATTGTATTCTTAGCAGACCCATTGGCTATTGCACTTTTAACAGCTTATCATTTCACGCAAAAAGTAATACTAGAAGACGATGAAAAAGATTCTGATAATATTGAAGAGAATCCTGTTCCGGAAACACCGAAAGAGAGAAGCCCTTTAGCAGAGTTTTACTCGGATGATTTGACAGAAGAAGATACAAAGTATATTGAGGATTTTAATGAAAAAGTTAAATTTACTAGTTCTTTCGAAGAATTCACTAGCTCTTTCGATGAACCTCTAGTTGGTTCAATAGTTCCTACAAATCCCAATTTTTTACAAGGTCCTTTTTCATGGTCAAGGTCAATCAACGAATTCTCAAAACCAAAAAGAAGAGGAAGACCTACAGGAAGTAAGAATAAATCAAAAAATAACAGTATAGAATCCATCAATGAATTTGAAGATATGACTATAGTGAAAGGATCTTTTAATGAAATTAAGGAATATTCCGATGCAGCACTTGCAGAACAAGTAAAACTTCAAGAAGTAGTTACCGGAAGTTTTGACAGCTTTGTACAGGAAGAAATTGAATCCGAAGTAATAGAAGATATAGAATCTGAGGTTATAGAAGAAATTGAATCAGATGTAGTAGAGGATATTACATTTGAGGCTATAGATGAAGATTATGATATATCTTCAGGAGAACTAGAGGAGGAAATCATAGTACCTGCTCCAAAAAATCAATCAAAAAGCAGAAATTACAGAGAGCCTAAAGCTAACATAAAAAAAAACTCTCTGAGGCAGAATTAAGAAACATGTCCCCAGCTCAAATAAAAGAGTGGAACAGGATAAACAAAACCATATATTAAATTGTTACACAAAAAAAGTTTTATGAAATCACAAGAGTTGTTTAAAGAATTTACAGATTTATTAGAGTTACGCGTAGCTAGCGAAAGAAAAGAAAAGTTCTTAAAGTTACTATCGGACTATGAGACTACATTACAAGAAGCTCCAGCCTCTATGTTCTTAGACAATAATTATTGTTATAAAGGAGGTCTATTACAGTTTGCAATTAACACCTACAATTTCGGATTAGGTCTTTGTAAATTATACAAGTCAACCGATATTGCCTTAGATTTTAATTTAGAAGAGTTTACCGTAGCTGCATTATTTAATTCCATTGGACTATGCGGTGTAGACGAAGATTCTTTCTTTGTAGAAGAAACTTCTGATTGGCACAGAAAAAATTTAAATAGAGGATATAAGTTTAATGACGCAGCTAAGTTTTTAGTAGCTTCAGATAAATCTTTATATCTATTGCAGAAATATGTGACTTTATCATACAATGAATACGTCGCAATAAAAATTCAAGCGGGGCTATATGATGATTCAGCATCCAAATATTTACAAATTCCAGAAACTAAAAAAGTAACTTTAGGTTCTATCATCATGGCATCTACAGACGCAGCAAGACAAATGATTTCTTCATAAAAAACAAAATATGCTAATAATATCAATAATAATAAACATAATACTTTTATACATAGCCATAGTAAATTTCTCTAAAAATGAAAAATTACTTATAGAGTCAGAGAAATACTTAAATGATTTAGAAAAAGAAAATGATAATTACTTTAATATAATACTATCCATAAGATCAAGAGTAAGAGATTCACTAAACACAATGAGAACTCTAGATAGAATCGGAGCATTTGAATCAGATGATGAAGTTGGGACAGTATTTAAACAGTTAAGTCACACGATAGAGGAACTAGATTTACTTTTTACAGAGAATAAGAAGTAGTAACATAAAAGTCATCTTTTAAGATGGCTTTTTTTTATTGGATATAACATGAAAAGATTAAAGAAAAAAATGTACTTCGATGATACAGTACAAAATTCAATAGTAGAATATAATAAACTGACATCACAAAAAGAAAAAAATACATTATACGAATTAAATATATATCCTGCATTTTGTAAACTCGCTGAGAATTTAATAAACATGGGTAAATATATGTACATTGATTTACCGTATGAAGATTTACATTGTCAAGTAGTTTCTATGCTGACTATAAAAATGCACAGATATAATGAAGAACGAGCTAAAGCATATTCTTTTTTTACCCGGATTGCTATAAATTATCTCATTATGGAAAATAAGAAAGGGTATAAGAATAGAGTAGGAGAAGCAGAGTTATGGGAAATAGATGAAGAGAGAGATATAATAAATGAAGTAGTCACTAAACATTATAAGGATTCTTTAGATGACTTTATTAATTTATGGACGGGAGAATTATATGAAAAATTAAGATGCACATTTAAAAATAATTTAGATAAAGCGATAGCAGATTCCATTATCGACATTTTTAAGCATCGAAAATCTTTATATGCATTTAATAAGAAAGCATTATATGTATTAATAAGAGAAAGATCCAATATTCCCATGACAAATACAAACAGAATCACAAAGATAGTAAAAATATTTAAAGATGATTTTGATTTGCAATTTAATAAATACATGAAGAAATAATATGGAAGATATAAAATTATTTGATGATTTTAGCATGTCAAATCTACTGAAAGAGATTTATGGCAATTCTAAAAAAAGATCAAAAGAATTAGATAAGACATTAAAAGGGTTAGACGGCGTTGTGCAAAGTGTAAATGATGCAGTAGTTATTCTACCGGTAGTTAAAGAATTTTTTGATGTAATGGTTAAAAATGATGACCAACTTATAAAAATGGCAGCTATTGTACAAAGGATGTATAGTAAAGCGGCATCTATTTCAAGTGGTGATTTTAACTTAACTGAAGAAGAAAAAGAAATGCTACTTCAAGAGTTATCTCAAGAAACACAGAAAGAACTGACGGAATTAAAGATGCTACAAAAAGCTGAAGATAACTTATTAGATGAATTTCAAGACATAGATAAACAACTAGAAGATGGGCTATTTAGTATCGGCGGAAGTGATAGAGACCTCTAAGGCATATAGTAAAAACCAAAAAGACGACAAAGGTAGAATACTTCCATTAGGCTCTGTAAAAATTAAGTTGCACCCAAATTCTTTAATAGGGAATGTACGAGCTCACTATGCTAGACCTTTATTCACTAACTTTAGAAATATACCATTACGAGGAGAGCATGTAGTTGTTTTTGAGCTTACTGGGTATGATGGTACGGATGCTCCAAACTTAGATAAAGTACTATATTATATTCCATTACCTATTAATTCAACTAATGATTCGGTAATAAATCAAATACCTCACGCTTCTAATAGATCTAAATCGTCTGATAATAAACCCGCACCTCCTTTCGTTACTCCTGGCAATACTTTCCCTAAAAGACCATACACTGCTAATTTCATACAACCATTTGAAGGAGATACTACTTTTACTGGTAGGGGTGGTTCTTCTATAAGACTAGGCATTGGGTCGGGTCCTCATCCACAACACGAAAATCAACCAACATGGAAATCCGGAAAAGCAGGAAATCCAATAACTATAGTAGCTAATAAACCTATAGGACCAAGTAAACCATTACCAAACGAAGTAAAAGATATACCTAATAGAGAAATAAAAGATTCATTATCCTACGCTATAGAAGACGCAGCTAATGATTTCTCTACTACTTATTGGACTTCTGACCAAGCCTTATCAAGATTTGTTTCGGTTAGAGCATGCCCCTCTCCTTTGTCTAGTATTCCAAGTTTCAATAAATCTCAATCGGCTACAAATGCAGATAGGATAGTAATGCAAGCAAAGAAAGACGATATGATGTTGATTGCAAAAAAAACAATGTACTTATCTGCTTCAAAAATAAGACTTACCACTAATAAACATGATGTAGATTTTGATGACCTCGTAAATTTTGTTCAAGACTTACACAGCGAAGTACAAGCATTAGCCGGTCCTGGAGGTATAACCACATCACCACTTGGAGGGCCTTCTTTAGTTTCTCCGCGGCTACCTAAAATAATAGCATTAAGATTAAAGTATACCCTAAATCCTAGCAGAGGTGTTTGGGGTGGGGGATGTTCTCAAAGTTTTCCACAACCTCCATCATTACCTTCTAATTTCAAGTTAGGAACCGATGGATTATCACGAGTACCTTCTACAGGCTTTACAAATAGCATACCGGGAATGGATGGTAAAGCCGGAGGTTCTGTAACAGCATCTCCCGATATGCCCGGAGGTACTGATTCTACTACAAATTCAATAGGTAATCCATCTGTTGATGTACCTAATTTTTCTATTAATCCTAACAACGCTCTCCCCAAAATGAAACCGCCGGGAACTCCAAGTGGAGCTAGTAATTCTAATACAGATTCTATTCCTGAAGTTGGTGGCGATTCAACAGAACCTGACGGCACTCCATCAAATATACCCGGCACACCGCAAGGTGAAGGTACATCTCCATTGTCCGGTGAAAACGGAGCTCCTGGAACTCCTGCAGGACCCGGAGAACCTGGTGGGCCCGGTGGGCCTAACGGACCGGGAGGGCCCGGATCACCTGGCACTCCATTTAGTCCGGAAATTGATTTAATAAACATACCAATAGATTATGTATATCCTGATGGAAAATGTTACGGTCATCTATTTAAGATAGTTTCTATTATTAAGAGTAAAAGAACTTCAGCGATAGTTTCTGACGTTGTTTATTTAATATTAGTTATAAAAGAAGAATGCAAACCTGGTTGGTATATAGTAGGAAATAAATTTAAGTATAACACAGACATAGAAAAATTACTTTCGACTAACTTATTTATATTAGAAGAATCTATGCTTGTTGAAAAAAAGATATTAGTTAATTCCGACTGTATAAGAAAAGAACTAGAAGTTACTTTATACGAAGATAATTACGCTCACTTATCTCACGAATTAGTGGATTTAAATAAAATAGTAGAAGTTAATTTTTAGATTTATTATGTAGTTTAAATATTTATTATAAACATGGACAAGAATTTACTTATAAAATACTTAGTAAAAGAAATATCTCAAGAATTAAAGAAAGAGATAAAATCTATAATTAGAGAAGAATTTAACAATCTTAATAATAAAAATACTAGTAGGGTAGTAGAAAATTCTTATGTTAGAGAACAAAGGCCTGTTAAATCTAATAGCTCTTTGGACTCTCTCTTATCAGCAACTACTCCTTTCAATAGCTCCGACATGGAGTATGGTCCTTCAGTGACTACAGAAAACATAAATTCTTATGACTATTCATACGCAAACGAACCTGTAGTTGACATGGATGGTAAAGTAGTCCTGCCTTCATCAGAAGGTGGTAATCTAATGAGTAAATTACTTTCTAGAAATTATACACCAGTATTGAAAAAAGCTGAAAAAATAAAATAATGGCTAGAATAATATACAAGGCATATCCACCTGATACGCAATTAGATAAAGCCGTTGGTATTTTATTACCCTTTAATAGAAATACATTTGTTAGGAGTGCTTTAGAAGCCTATAATAAAAAACCATCAAGGGATGTAGGACCTTTTAAATTATCATATACTACTGAAGAACAAGCAATTAGTAATTTAATAAATTTACTAATGACTCGAAAAAGCGAACGGTATATGCAACCTAATTTCGGTACAATACTTAGAGATTTTGTTTTTGAGCAAAACAGTTCGTTTAATAGAGGTTTTTTAGAATCTTCGCTAGAGGAAGATATAGGATTTTGGCTTCCTTATATAGTCCTTAAAGATTTAAGTGTGGGTATTGGAGGTAATCAAAACTACGGGTATTCAGAGCAAGAAAATTCAGTTAATGTGAGAATAACATTTTCCGTTACAGAACGAGGTGCAAATAGAACAATAATAATCTATAATTCGGGTAATGATTTAGCCGCTGAAATATTATAAAAATGAGCAAGAGAAGTAATTTAATTAGTAAGGATGTAAAATATGTAAATAAAGATTTCGGAGAATTCAGACAATCTTTAATAGATTTTTCTAGAAATTACTTTCCTGATACATACAATGATTTTAACGAGGCATCTCCTGGTATGATGTTTATAGAACTAGCTTCTTATGTAGGAGATGTTCTATCATTTTATACGGATATTCAGTTAAGAGAATCTTTATTATCCACCGTACAAGAAAAAATAAATTTATATAACATTGCTAACTCATTAGGTTTTAAGCCATCTTTAATTACTGGAGCTTCTGTGGACTTAGATATCTATCAAATAGTTCCTGCTACTGGAAATGGACCTAATAACAAGCCTGATTTTAAGTATGCTTTATCTATAGATTCTAGTTTAGTAGCTTCAAGTGGAGAAAATATAACATTTAGGACAATTGAATCTGTCGATTTTAGATATAGCTCTTCCTTAGATCCTACTGAAATATCTGTTTATTCAATTGATAATACAGGAGAAGTAGAAAATTATCTATTTAGGAAAAAAGTAAAAGCAGTATCCGGAACTATTTTATCAAGACAATTTAGTTTTGCCTCGCCTAAACCTTACGATAAAATTACTTTACCTGAAACTAATGTTCTTGAAATATTAAGCATAACAGATTCAGATGGTAACAAGTGGTACGAGGTACCATATTTGGCTCAAGATACCATACCAATTCCTGTACAAAATTTACCACATAACGACCAAAATTTGTCTCAATACAGAGATTCAGCACCTTATCTACTAACTTATTTACAAACAGAAAGAAGATTTGTAACTAGACTTAGATTAGATGATAGGACTGAAATACAATTTGGTGGTGGTGTTAGTAGTGAAGTCGATGAAGAAATTGTACCTAATCCTTTTAATGTTGGATCCGGTTTAAATTATTTTGAAAGAGTTGTTGATTTAAGCATATCCCCGGAAAATTTCTTATATACAAAAACTTATGGTTCAGCCCCTTCTAATACTACTCTTACAGTACAATACGCTATCGGTGGTGGTATTCCGGATAATGTCTCTGCAAATTCAATAACTACCATAACATCTGTAAATGTATTAACTCCTTTAGGTGCCTTAGACCCTACTTTATATAATGCATCCGTAGGCTCTCTTGTCATAAACAATCCTGAACCTGCTAGAGGAGGTATAGCAGATAAGCCAATAGAAACTTTGAGAGAGGAAGCCATAAATCACTTTGCTTCTCAGAATAGAGCAGTAACAAAAGATGATTATATAGTCAGATGCTATACTCTACCTCCTAAATTTGGAGCAGTAGCTAAAGCTCATATTGAAAGAGATGCACAAACTAGAGCTTACGGAACCTTTGATTTTATTCCAAATCCACTTTCACTTAATTTGTATTTATTAGGATATGATAATAATAAGAACTTTACTCCTTTAAATATGGCAGTAAAAATGAATCTTAAAAATTATCTATTACAATATAGAATGTTAACAGACGCTATAAACATAAGAGATGCTTTTATCATAAACATAGCCATAAGTTTTGAAATATTAACATCTCCTACATATAATTCAAATGAAGTTCTTTTACAATGCTTATCTAACCTCAGAGATTATTTTTCCAATGATAAAATGCAGATAGGTCAACCTATTTATATAAGTGAAGTTATGTGTTTAATTAAAGATGTACAGGGAGTGAAAAATATACTATCATTTGATATACATAATAAATATGAGGAGAGTGAAGGATACTCGGGTAATTACTATGATATAGCCACAGCAACAAGGAATAATATTCTATATCCAGCATTAGACCCTTCGATTTTTGAAGTTAAGTATAAGAACAGAGACATATTAGGAAGAGTAGTAAATCTAACATAAAATGCAGTATTCAGTATATCCCATAAGAGATGCCACTATATATGAAGGAAAACCTGATTTAAATTCAGGTTTAGATTCAATAATAGAGTTAGAAAAGATATCTCACAATGTTGCAGATTCTAATGATGTTTACTATAATTACAATTATAATTCTAGAATATTGCTTCAAATAGATTCCACCGAAATAAATAAATTAATTCAGAATGGAACTGTAAAAAAATCAAGCAAATATTATTTAAATTTATTCTCGGCGCAAGCTGATAATTTAGCCTTGTCTTATTCTATATACGCATACCCGGTTAGTGAATCTTGGAGTCAAGGGAAGGGGTATTATAATTCTTCCCCTCAAATTAAAGATGGAGTTTCTTGGACTTACAGGAACGGCTCTTTTAACACGACAGGTAAAAAATGGACTTCTGGTTCGTTTGTTGCAGGAACTACAGGTTCATACGTAACACAAAAAGGAGGTGGTACTTGGTATTATCAAAGTGGTTATGTCGCATCTCAATCTTTTGACCAAGAAAGTCCGGATGTAAGAATGGACATTACTAACATTGTTCATAAATGGATTTCAGGTTCTATTTCCAATAATGGCCTCATCATAAAAAGAAGTGACAATGATGAGAAAAGTTGTGATGTAATGGGATCAGTAAAATTTTTTAGCAGGGAAACTAATACTATCTTCATTCCAAGATTAGACATTGTATGGAATGATGCAGACTTCTCAGGAACATCATCATTCGCTCAAGTACCAAACGAAGATTTCGTACTACATTTCAAAAATAAAAAAGCATCTTATTACCCAACAGACAAAACAAAGTTTAGATTCTTAGTAAGAGATAGGATTCCAGTTAAGACATATTCTACATCTTCAAATTACATTTTAAGTAAAAGATTACCAACATCTTCTTATTATGCAATACAAGATGAACAAACATCTATGTACGTTGTTCCATTTGATGATAGGAATGTGATAAGCTGTGACAATAAAGGAAATTATTTTAAAGTAAATTTTAATACATTTCTTCCAAATAGATATTATAAAGTTCTAATTAAAGTGAAGATGGATGGAGGAGACATTGAAAAAACAATTGATGATTCTATATATTTTAAAGTTAGTAAGTAGTGGAAGAAAATAATATCATAAATATACATAGATTATCAGATCCAAATAATAGAAGATCAGGCCCTAACTTATCTACTGGAGAATATACGTATTTAAATGGAGACATCTATAAAGGTCAATATCATGTGGATGAGTATGGAAAATACATGTCTGGAAGATTTACCACAGAAGAATCTAAAGAGTTAATAAAAATTGGAGATGCCTTAGATGTAAATAATAAATTAGAAATATCTCTTCCTGTCCCAAAAAATGAAATTAATACATCTACTGAAAAGGATGACTATGTAAATTATAAGATTGTTAGAAGATATGAAGGAAATGTAGAAAAAGTCATATTTGGAACCATAAATGAAAGGGTACCTGAAGTAGAAGGACAAAATAAAAACAGATACTCTACCGAAGATATAAATAAAGCAAACAAGCCAAAATTAAAAGTAAATCTCAAGGGAATAAAATACGTACCCATAAGTTATAAACTACAAGGAACTACTTTATCTGTAGACCCGGGATATTATTTTATAAGACCCGAAAAAGTTATTGTTTCTGACTTCATACTTTCTAAAATAATTGATGCAAATTTTAATTATTTCATTGGAGTTAATAATCAAGCACTAACAGATATCTCAATATGTCTTATTCCTAACAATGAGACATTAGAAGTTATGATGTTTGAGAGAAATAAAACCTATAATGACGTAGTATCCATTGAACGAATAGATTTTTCTGAATTATCTGCTTATCCTTTAGGAACCTTTGTTAAAATTGCGGAAGTTGGAGCAAGACCTTTAGAAGATTATACTTACTATTTTATAAACACTGACAATAACGGAAATTGTACTGATTTATCTTCCTCTTGGACACTTGAGGTTAGGAAAAAAGTAAGAAACATTGTTGACCCTGTTGTTCCAATTATTAATAACGTTCCTTCAACAATAGTTAATAACATTCCGATTCCTGGCGTAGATGGTAAAGACGGTAGAGATGGTAGAGATGGTATAGATGGTAGAGACGGAATAGATGGGGGTAGTGGACCTGCCGGACCTGCGGGACCTGCGGGACCTGCCGGACCTGCCGGACCTGCGGGAGGACTTGGGCCAATAGGACCTGCCGGACCTACCGGACCTGCGGGAGGACTTGGACCAATAGGACCTACCGGACAGAATGGTACTAACGGAATACCCGGACAAAATGGACAACCCGGAGGATTAGGACCAATAGGACCACAGGGACCTGCCGGACCAACCGGAGCATCTGGCACTAATTCTCTTTGTCCGGAATGTCCTAAAGATAATACAGGAGGAACAGGTCCTAGTACCGGAGGTGGTACAGGAGGAGGAACAGGTCCTAGTACCGGAGGTGGTACAGGAGGAGGAACAGGTCCTAGTACCGGAGGTGGTACAGGAGGAGGAACAGGTCCTGATACAGGGGGTGATACAGGTGGAGGAACAGGTGGTACTGATACCGGAGGCGGAATAGGAGGTACTAGCACAGGGGCAGGAAATAAATACTGGCGAATGATTCCTTGTAATTCTTCTACTCCTCCCGCTTATACCGCCACACAACCTAAAGCAAACCAACTTTATCTTAGCATCGCAAAAAATCTTTCTTATTACTGGGATGAATTAGAACCAAATTTCTATCCTACCACATTAGACATAACAATACTTACCGATTTACTTGAAATTAAAGGAGCTACGAATTGTCCAGGTATCGGAGGAGGAACTCCTGGTGGCGGAACTCCCGGAGGTGGTGGAGACACTAATAAAATAGTAATATATGAACTCGTATCTTGTACTGACGAAAACGATAAAATATACACTTCTTTAAGTATAGGTAGTATTAATCAAATTTGCACTTTATTTTTAAATAGTGGAAATAAGAGCTATCAATATAGAGGTAATTCTGCTCTTGTAGATAGAAATCAAGCTCCTACTTTGGTTACTGTTTCTATAGATTTAAACAATTTTAATTGTCCTACAATATTAGGCCCATCAGGAGGGGGAGGGCCCGGTGGGGGACAAGACACTAGTTCTATAGATATAAGAGGTGGTACGCCAGGAAATACTATAGACTTCATGAGTTATCAAAATATTAGTAATAATTCAGGTATTGATGATACAAGAGGTGGTGGCGGAGGTGGTACGGGTGGTGGTAATGGTAATCCTCCTTACGATCCATTTTCTCGAAAGAATAATTAAAATTACTTCAATAATCAGATATGATAGATAGATTCGTAAATAAAGATAAAATAAAAGATTCGTCATCATTAATTGAAGGAGTATCATTTGATTATGAGCCATTTATGAGTCTAGACATATCAAAAGCAATAGTAGATGAGATAAAAAATCCATTCTCCATAGATTCTCATATTTATAATACAAGTTATGATTTAGTTAAGTCAGCTTATAATGTAAGAAATGATTTTGATTCTACCTACGATGATATAAATTTTGATGTATGTAAATTATTTTTTGATTCAGAAATATTTGAGGGAACTTATAAAATTTGTTTTAATTTTCTTTATAACATTTTTGGAAACATAGATAATCAGTATTTTTATATTCAAGAAATTAGCCCGGATGAGTTAGAATTAAAATTAGCTATAAGGCCTACATACTTAAAAAATAACCCAGATGTAATACAGAAATTAGAATTGTTTAAAAATAAAGTATCTTATTTAAGAACATTAGGTTTTATTAATAATATCGTAATAAATTTAGGAGAAAATAAAATTTATTCAATTATAAACATAAAAGTCGATTGTGATAATGAGTACGTTATTTATGTTAAATTGTTAAAACCTATAGAAAATTTAAAAACAGGAAATCTATTACATATTTGTTATAAAGTAGCCGAAGATTATTTTGATTCATTCACTGTAACTTCTCCAGAAGTAGTCAGTGAGCCTAGAACTTTAACACCTAATTATTCCATAAACACCCCGAGTGGTGAATCAACTAATTATAACACTTGGAATAGTTTACTCCCATCTAAAGATGAGGATATTTACCATTATTGGGATACTTTACTAGATTCAAATTACGAGACAGCTAACACAATCATAAATAGAGTTATATCATCTTCAGCTTCCGTTCCTTTAAACATAGATTACTCTGTATTTTCTAATTTTGTATTTTACGGATCGGCTCAAGAAAGATTAAAAAACTATAATTACAAGCTACAATTAATTGAATTTTATAATAGCCAAAGTAATGCAATAAAATCAAGCAATTCTTCAGGGAGTAATTTTGGTATTGCAGATCATAATAAAATAATAAAAAGAGCCTATCAAGTTAAAAATAGTTTCGATGAATTTGAGAATTATTTATATTATTCTTCAGGGAGTATTTTTTCTTATGACATAACAGGTAGTATTACTCCTACACCTAAATACATATCTCAAAATAAGTATTACAATTATCATATAACATCTTCTGCCTATAATTATTGGTATTCTTCATCTTTGTCTAAAGCTAGAAAATTTGATAGTACAAATTACAATACATTATATGAAGCAACTCCGGGTCATATTGTTAATGATTCAGACAACTCCGAATATTTTGTTTTTCTTGACATGATAGGTCAGCATTTTGATAATTTATATGCTTTTACTAAAGAATTAACATCTATTCACAGGAGAGATGAACATCCTAAAAGAGGTATTCCTAATGAACTACTTAAAACTTACGCAAAATCTTTAGGTTGGGAAGTAAATAATGGATATCAACTTAGTAATCTTTGGTTATATAAATTAGGTACTGATAATACAGGAAGTTTCTTAGAGACAGGAACTTTAGCTTCTCAAGCACATGAGTATCTAACACATCAAATTTGGAGAAGAGTAGTAAATAACATACCTACTCTTTTAAAAACAAAAGGTACAGAGCGAAGTCTGAAATCTTTGCTTTCTATATATGGTATTCCTCAAACCTTAATTAGTATAAAGGAGTATGGTGGAGCAAGACCTCCTAAATATAATCCTACTCACAAAAGTTACAGGTATCAATACTTGTTAAAATTTGATGGCAATCAATTTGTTAAAATTCCGTGGGGACAATCTATATCTCCTAACGAAAATCAAGTATCAGCTCCTAGAGTTTCTGAATTTAGGTTTAAAACAACTGAATCTTCTAGCCTTAGTATGAGTCTATGGTCTATAGAGGATTCTAAAAATAGTAATAAAGTATATAATAATTTAGAATTAGTAAGTTATAGAGCATTTTCAACTTCATCAAGAAGTGGAAGTTATGCTTACGGTTTTTTAAGATACAAGAACGCACAAAGTACATCTAATTCAACATCTTCTTTCTCTATAAAAACAATTCAATCCCAGTATTATCCATTTTTTGATGGAGACGCTTGGAATGTTAGGATATACACAGATAGAAATATAACAGATACTAAAAAAACAGGTTCTATACATATTGAATGGAAAAAATCAAGTGGTAATTTTGAAAATTGGATTAGTTTTTCTGGTTCTATGATTGTTACTTCTTCCTCTGACATTTCATTCTCTTGGGGTTCTACTAGTTCTCTATCTACTCCACACAACATAATATTAGGAGGCTCTACAGGTAGTCAATATGCAGGAGTGAATTCAAGTAGATATAGAGGATTTTTACAGGCGTATAAAGATTACAGTGACATATATTCAGAAAAAGTATTTGAGGAACATACACTAAACCCAGCGGCTTATCATGGTTCTTCATACACGGCATCTTTTGACACATTAAATAGATTCTATCCAATGGGTGTGGATGCTCTTAGATATGACCATTCTACTTATAGATTCGTATCTTCTAGTCACCCTAATCGAATAAAATCACAATATACTACTGCTAGCTTCATAGGATTCTCCGGGTCTCAAGAAAATCAGTATAAACCTTTTTCAGAAATTTACTATAGTTACTCACCTTCTATAGGAGCAAGTGTTATAAAAAGTGATAAAATACGAATAGAAGAATCTTTTTATACTAATCAATTATCTCCAGAAAAAAGAGTACAAATAAACACTTTTGATACAGACCCAGTTGATTCAAATAAATTAGCTGTAGTATTTAGTCCAACAGATCAAGTAAATAGAGATATATCAAATCAATATGGAGGTATAGATTTAGATAATTTAATTGGAGATCCTTCTGATTTATATAGAGACGAGTATAATAATCTTAGAATAAATCGAGAAAATTATTGGAAGAAGTACAAGAATAGAAATAATTACAACAAATACATAGAAATATTTTCACTTTATGATTATTCTATATTTGAGCAGATAAAACAATTAGTTCCCGCTAGAGCAAATCTTATAGCAGGTATCTTATTGGAGGAAAATATATTAGAGAGGGCTAAAGTCGCAAGAAAAAACCCTTCTATGACTAACCCACAATATGAAAAAACAATCATAAAAACCGATAGTCAAGTTGGAGAATATATATTGTACACAGGTTCTATAAGTTACGAACCCCCGGTAGAGATGTCACATAAAAAATATACATCATCTTTAGATTTTAATATAGTACCTGATTTTGAACAAATAAAATATAGCACGAGTACAGATATGCCACCTGATTTAGAATTAGAGTACAGGAAATATAAATCAGAATTACCGGTTGTTGTGACTCCTGACTTTAAACATGAAAAAATAACATCTACTTTAAATTATTATGATGGATATTCTTTATTATTTTCAGATTTAGATTCTCATAAAGTTAATCAAAATGGAAAATTATATGAATTCGGCGGGGAAACATACTTGTACAAATATGAAAATTTAATGGACACCCTAGAAATGAATAGAGACATATCAAATATATATTCTATTTCAGATTTAGGAACATTAGAACATGTAAGAGGTAATATTAATCTACTCAATACAAATGAAGAAAATGATATTAACTCAAACATAGAATCCTTATACTATTTCAATGATGAAAGAAATTTAATTGAATCATACGCAACTTTAAATAGATATTTATCGTTTATAGGAAATGTGTTGCATGCTAGCGGATCTACAGAGGAAAACATTGCATATAGATTTAAAAGAAATGGAACATATAGAGATAGAATATTAAATAGAAGAAAGATTAATTTTTATGATGGAAACACAAATGTAATATCAAATGATTTTAAATTAGATTCATCATGTTATAAGATAGAAAATATAGTGGGTAAAGTTACTAATTTCAATATCGATAATTTTTACAATGACAATAATTCATACAATTATGTTTTGTCATCTAGTTTCCATAATTTTAATTCTACATTGACTAAATTACAACTAAAAGAATATTTATACAAGAATGAATATGTAATAAATGATGCTGGAAATATTTATAGGAATAAATTGTATGTTACTCAATCTATTATAGAATCTGAAAGAACTAATTTAAAATATAAAAAAGTAGTATATCATTACTCATCTAGCACCGCCGTAAATTATTCTTCACAATATCAAAAAAATTTAAATCTAGCGACATTGATAAACACAAAAAATTATTATTCATCTTCTCTCGTTCCTACTAATTATCAATACGTTGAAGACTCTGTACCTAATAGACTTAGATTTACTGGATGCAAATTAACCGGATTAGATTTTAATGTAGACACAACAGACACTATTGACGGTGGACCTGTTGTAGAATACAGAGAAGTTAGTGCGAATCAAATAATAGTGTAAAATATTATATTTCAAAGTATTTATTATAAAACAAACAAAATGGGATACCTAAACAATAACCAAATAACAGTAGATGCTATTTTAACCCGCAGAGGACGGGAATTACTTGCAAGAGGAAGAAATGAATTCCAAATTACACATTTTGCATTAGCCGACGATGAGATAGATTATTCATTATGGAATACAGACCATCCACTTGGTACAGCATATTATGGAATTACCTTAGAGAACATGCCATTAACAGAAGCAGTAGTGGATGAAACTCAAATGATGAAATATAAATTGGTCACACTACCTAAAAGAACGGTTAGAATACCAATTATATCTGTAGGTCAAACAGCAGTAACGTTAACAAACGGAGAAGAAATAACAATCTCTCCAAGAACTATAAATTTTGAAGGTGGAAATACTACTTTTGGATATACCGCGACTTTATCTGATAGTGACGTAGCCTCTTTTGTTGGTGTAACTAGAACCCCTGCTCAAAATAATGGTCAAGATACAGCTGCGTCAACTCCAAGAACTATCACAGACACGGAAGCAGCGCAGGCAATAAGTGTAACTGGTTTATCATTCACTTTAAAAGCAAAAGGTTCTACGCTAAATCAAAGAAAAGCCACGTTAGCAATAGTAGGAAACGAAACCGGAGGTAGAGTATCCATTAGCTTAACAGTGAATAGAATTACTACAGGAACAACTCCTGGAGCTGGTATAACTGAATAAACAATAAAATAAAAATGGCAAATACAGATATATTTACTACATTCAATACGGCCGATATTGTACCTAACCAAGAGGAAGTAATTACTAGAGCTTTATTCTCAAATAATGATGGTAACTTAACAACCTTTTTTACATCTTCCGGACAAACGGCAACACAAAAGAGGTATTATTATGAAATTTTTAATAGCTCTTCAAATGCTTTGGGATCTGAAGCTCAATTTAGTATTGCTTATGGTCAATACAATGGCTCTGGTTCCGCTGATGAAGGTGGTCAAATAAACGATACACCTACTAGAGCCATCTATGGACAGTATAAACAGTTATGTTTAGACCCGGGAGAAAGAAAATTTGTGATTAATGGAAAATCTACTGATAGTATTTATGTAATTAATGTAAATAGAGCTAGATTGAGAGAATCCTTAGATGTAGGTACTTTAGAAATAAACTTAGCTCATCTATCTGGTTCTCAATTTATTGCTGGACCTGGAAAGAATTCCACGCATACCGGATCAAATGTAAGATTAGCAGGTAACGGTAAATACATGAGATTAATTGATGATTCTAAGTCTAATCCTGCTTCTGTTACCACAGCAGGAAAGGTTTACAATTTAGTATCGGGGTCTTTAGAATCTGGCGTTTATAATCCTAGTAATCCTCAAAAATTTGGTCTAGTGTATCCAAATTTAGGTATTGTCGTAATGGATGGTACTGCACTTGATAAATCCGCTTCTTTTGGTACAGTATCTGGCTCTGAAGTTGCAGGAGATAATGCTTTTAAATTATACAGGTCTATGTCTGGTTCCGCAAAGTTCCAAGATTTATCAGGAGACAAATTAGGTTTTCAAGCTAGAAGTTCAGAGAAAGTAAAATCTACTCATTATTTTGTAAGAGTTAGAAATGATAGGTATAACTTTAGCAATAATCCAACATTTATAACAGGTTCAGAAGGAGATTTCTCCCAACCTACTTTTATAAATGACCCTAAAGTGTATATTACAACAGTAGGTATGTATTCCGATTCTTATGAATTACTTGCGGTAGCTAAATTATCAAAACCACTACAAAAAAGTTTTACTAGAGAAGCTCTTTTGAAAGTAAAATTAGATTTCTAAGAATCAATATTTAATAGCGAAAACATAATGTGCAATGGATTTTGAAGTATATTATTATTTGTCCGAACAAGATAAACAAATTTTTATAGAGTCTCTTCCATTTTCTGCAAGAGGGCAATATTTAAGAGATTATGATTCATGGTTTTACAATCCTAGTAATCCTATTACAAATAGAGAAGCTGTTATAAGTAAAACAGTAAATTTTTTAGTTTGCGCAAATGGTAATCTACAGACGAATTCATATACTGTAACAGGAACAGCTTCTAGTATAGACAATCAAATAAACGCAATTATAGCTAATTTTACTTTAGCTGAAACATTAAATACTAATTATTCCTTTACATTCGGTATAGATTCGACTCCTAGTAGTATAAATTGTCCTCCTATAATTGACACTTCTAACACTACAGGTTCTTCTAGAGTTACTCCTACCCCACCTACACCTCCGCCAATTCCTACCTTTACATTATATTCTGCTTATTGTTTAAACGGAGTTGCAACTACCTCTGAACAAACATTCCCGTTATCTATAGATAGAAATCAAGCTACGCTTAATATTTATGAAACATTAAGCAATATTCCGGGAGTAGACCCAGGATCTATTAAGACTAGTCCCTCAGTTATTCCAATAAATACAGTACAATGCTCTACAGTTCCGCCTATCCCTTCTACAGTAACTTTAAATGCTTCTTTTTGTAGCCCTCAAGGACCTAGAACTTCTTCTTTTGGACAAGTTAATTTTGCCATTAGGAATCAGATTGGAGCTGCCTATAAATCACAATTAGAAAGGGAAGGAAATACAAACGTATCAATTGCTTTTGATTCTGTTCCTGCATTACCTACAAATTGCGTTTCTACTAGCGGAGGAGGTTCTACCGGAGGTGGTAATCCAACACCTCCTGCAAATATTATTTTATCAGAAGAATTAAGAGCATCTGGCTGTTTAAATGGTGGAATTAGGAGAACTTTTAAAAGAATTGAAATTGAAGCATCTCTAGGAACTACTAAAACTTCTGAATTTTTTAGAGATTTTCTATCCATTCAAACTGTAGTATTTAGAAATCAACTATTATCCGAAGGTTATACTAATTTAAATATAACAACTAGTCCTAATCTTCCTCAAGATTCAGATTGTACAACAACAGAAAATAATAATAAAACATCTGCAATACCTCAAGTATTAGCTGCCGTACAATTTCAAGAGTGTGATGGGTCTATCGTTAACCTAAGTAATTCTATAGCTCCGCCCGCTCCTTCTGTTAGTATTAATGGAATTGGAATTTCCTTAGATATAATAAACAAAGGAATACTAGGAGATTTTGCATACACTTACAAGGCAGCTACAAGTACCGTTTTTTCAAAACCAGGTACATATACTGTAACTTTTGGAAACGTTTCAGGTTGGAAAACTCCATCACCTGTAACATTTAATTTAAATTCCGTTAATGAATACGGAGGTGGAAATGCAGGAGCTGGAATATACGTTAGGTCTAATTGTAATGAACCTCGAACTACCGCTCAAATTCAAGCCGCTGTACAATTTCAAGAATGTGATGGTACAATAGTGAATTTAAGAAATTCTAGCAGACCTCCCGCCCCATCACTGACAATAAATGGTAAAAATCTCCCATTAGATAGATTTGGTCCAACAACTTATGAATCATTCATATTAGGAGATAATGCCTATATATACAGAGAATTAACTAGTTTAATATATTCAACACCCGGAACATATACTGTAAATTTTGGTGATATTCCGGGCTGGGTAACTCCTACTCCCGCATCTTTTACTTTAAACTCAAATAATGAATCCAAAGGAGGAAATGAGGCAATCAGGATATACAGAAGACCTGGATGTGAAGGTGAAGGCGGAGGAACAACAGGAGGTGAAACACCTACAGGACCTGGACCTACGCCCCCACCGCCCCCACCGCCCCCACCGCCCCCACCAACTACAACAACTACTACTACATTAAGAATTCCAGACTCTAATTGGTTAAAACGCATAAACCCAATAGATAATAGAAAATATGTATTTGATGTTACCGAAGGTTTATTCTCTAATAACGTAAGGAACTTAATTACTTTCTTTACAGGTAGTACTTCTGAAAATTATAGTAGATATTATACACATGTGTATGATGAAAATCCTAAAACATCATTAACATCTTCTATTCAGTTTAGCATAGCTTACGGACATAGCGGAGGTTCTGGATCTTTAGACGAAGGTAATAAAATTAACATAACTCCCACTAGAGCTATTTATAGCCAATATAGAAATTTAGTTTTAGGTAGACCTGACGTTAAGTTTAATCTAACAGGAAGAGATACAGATAGCATATATGTAATTAACTACCAATCTAAAAGATTAAAAGATAGATTAGATGCAGGAGTATTGGAACTTAACATTGCTCATTTATCAGGCTCTCAGTTTTTAGCAGGAGGTGGTACAATAGCAACTCACACAGGTTCAAATGTAAAATTGGCGGGAAACAACAGAGTTTTAAGATTAATTGATGATTCTAAGATAAACATAAATCCTGATTACACGGATGTTGGTTATTCTTATAATATAGTTTCCGGAACTCTAGAAACAGGAGTTTACAATGAATCTAATCCTCATTATTACGGCAAATTGATTCCATCTCTAGGCGTAGTTCTTTTAGACGGTAATAAATTAGATTTGTCTGCTTCTTTCGCAACATCTAAAGCGTCAGAGATAGAAGGATATAACGCTATTAAATTATATAAATCATTTTCAGGGTCTGCATTAGTACAAGACATTAGCGGAGATTACTTAGGAATGAAAGCTAGAAGAGTAATTAGAGAATATAATGATTACTACTTTATTAGAATTAACAACAGGGAATTTAACTTTACAAATAATAACAGCTACTTTATTTACAACAAGAGAGAAAATTCTACTAATCCCGGAGATTTATCTATGCCATTAGACCCTAATTCACCGGAAGGTAGAGAACTAGCCAAAAGACTTACAGAGACTAATGGAGAAATATATGAAAACTTTGTAAATAACCCTCAAGTCTATATAACTACCGTAGGTTTATATAATGCTCAAAGAGAACTTGTTGCAGTAGGTAAATTAGCTAAACCCATACTAAAAAACTTTACAGAAGAATCTATATTTACTGTAAAACTCAAGTATTAATATGAGTACATTTGCGCCAATAAGAGGTGAGGATTTTAATATTGCGCCGTTTGAAGTAAACAAGGAATATTATATCCTCACCGGAAGTTATACTAAACAAGGTTACAAAGTACAACAGGGATTTTATTATAATGGGCCTATTCACATAAGTTCATCAAAAGACATAACATACCCAAAAAATTCCGATGGATCTTACAAGTATATTGTCTATAGTTCACTTAATCATCTATATTATAAGAGAGGATTTGCATGGACTAATTCTTTAGAAGGGTGGGACAGAAATAGAACTACTAAAAATTTGTTTTTAACTGCTAGTTTACTTTCTATTCCTTCTTTAAATTACGGAGACAAGATTAAAGAAACCACATTATATTTAAAAGGACTAAACAACAATGTACTTTTAGTAGATGATGGACACAATAACTTATATGACAAGAATATAAATACGAGCTCTTTCCTAAATACGGATAACTTATGCGGATATTGGGGATTCCAGGACGCGCATAAAGCATATCGATATGGTAGAGGAGGTAAGAAAACATTATTTATAAGATACGAAAGTGAAGTTATTGAGCCCCAAGAAAAATCAAAATCATATCAAGTAGCTTATTCAAGTGGTATTCCTATTAACGGCACGAGAACAGGTTTAGCTGCGGAATTTTATGGTGATGGTTATATTCACACTAAAAACTTTGACACAGTTAGCTTTGAGTCGGCAGACAATTTTACCATAAGTTTTTGGTTGAAAGCGCCGGTATCTCAGAGTGTATTAACTAGCAATAAAAATACAGTAATTGACAAGAAGTCCATATTATACAGGGAAGAATTTGGTAGATTAAAGAGAATAAACAAAGGTAATTTAATTGTAACAGATGTATTTTCTTCGTCTTCTTTCAAATATTATCCGGTAGATTATTATCCGTATGATTTTTCCGTACACAATCACACTCATCCACAGCCAGGAAAATTATCTTTCAGTAGGTCAGATGGATTTTCAACATTGCAATTGACATCTTCTAATTCCATTTTAGATAATAATTTTCATCATGTATGTTTAGTTAAGACAGGCTCAAACATTCAATTATATGTAGATGGAACCTTAAATTCATCAAGAGCAGATGTTAAAGATGAAACTGTCAATGTAAGTGATATAATGATAGGTGCATCTTCTTTTGATGGAAGAAATGGATATACAGGACTTATAGATGAATTAAGATTTTACAATAGAGCAGCAACATCTCAAAATGTAGCTAGCTTATATAATACATCATCTATTTCATGTTACCAGACAAGTAGAGTGGGTAATGTGTTTTATAGAACAGGTAATTTAGTAATTACAAGCCTAGATAAAAAATATCATGAAATATTATCTAACAATTGGTTGCTTTATTATAAAAATAGTTTAACTTTGTATGAATTTGAAATGTTATGCAGAATTAAAAGAGGTGATTTTAATCTCACATTGAACCCTTCCTCTACTAAGACTGTTAAGAGTACAGAGTATTTGGATGATTTCACAGGTTCTTTATCTCCTTACATAACTACTATTGGCTTGTACAACAAATATAACGAGCTAATTGCAGTAGGTAAAATGGGACAAGCAATAAAGAAAAGAGATGATGTGGATTTAAATGTTATTGTAAAATTTGATTATTGACATGGCAGGATTTTTTAACAATTCATTTAAGACTAGACTAGCGCAGAAAGAGGGGTACAGATCTAATTTCGAAAAGTCTATTGCTTTACAAATATCAGGCTCTTTGGGAGTAAACCCTAAAGATTTGTATGAGAAAAAGGTTATTAAGTACATAAAACCGGAAACTCCTAGAACTTATTTAGCAGATTTCGAGTTACCCAATAATATTATCATAGAAGCTAAAGGAAGATGGACTTTAGAAGAACGTAAAAAAATGATGGATATTATTTCATGTAATCCTCATTTAGACATCAGGATTGTATTCCAGGACCCTCATGTAAGAATTTCAAAAGGAGCCAAAACCACTTACGCCGAGTGGTGCAATAAACACAATATAAAATGGGCGGCTTATTCCATACCTAAGCAATGGTTTGAAGAAAAAAAATAATTATATATGCGTTTTAGATTATTATCGGTTTTAGAGGAAGTGCTAGGTTCTTCGGAATCAGCGGGTAAATCAGACATTGTTTTTCATTGTCCCTTCTGCAATCACCACAAAAAGAAGTTAAGTATAAATTTAACTAATCAAAAGTATCACTGTTGGATTTGTGAAACTAAGGGGAGGAGTGTAAGTAATCTTTTCTACAAATGCGGTGCCACAAAGACTCAAATTGACCAACTTAGAAATGTTTTAGAGTATTATCAGATGAAAGATGATACTCAAATAGACACTCCTACAGCATTATTGAAATTGCCCGATGAGTATGTATCATTGGACAAGGTTCCGAACAAATCTGTATTAAATTTCTTAAGGAGATTTAAACCTTTTTTTACAAGTCAGGACATAATAAGACATAAGGTTGGATATTGTCTAACAGGTAAGTACGCAGGTAGGATTATACTACCATCTTATGACAAGAACGGCACACTTAATTTTTTTGAAGGTAGAGATTTTACAGGTCTTTCGCCTTACAAATACTTAGGCGCTCCTGTTAAGATAAATGATATTATAGTCAATGAGTTTTTCTTAGATTTTAAATTCCCTATAGTTATCGTAGAGGGTTTTTTCGACAGTGTATCAGTAAGAAGAAATGTGACTTATTTAACGGGCAGTATTATTTCAGAAAAGTTAAAACATAGACTACTTATGGAGGAAACTCCGTTAGTATATGTGGCTATTGACCCGGACAAAAAGAAACAAGCTATAAAGTATTGTTTGGAATTAGGAGCCATTGGCATTCCTACCAAGCTAGTTGACTTAGGTACAAAAGATCCTAGCGATTTAGGGTATGATGACACATGGGATGCTATAGAAGGAGCAGTTGAAATTAATGAGTATTCAGCAATAACAAATTTACTATGATTCTAATAAAGGACACAGGAAGAAAAGTGGATAAGATTTTTCACATTTCAGATATTCATGTTTACAATTATCAAAGACATGAAGAATATATAGAAGTGTTTGAGAAACTGTATAAAATCATTCGAGAGAGAATGACAGACAATTCCATTATATTTTTGGGCGGGGATATCGTACATTCAAAAACAAATATGTCTCCAGAATTATTCTCTGTAGTATCTAACTTATTATCTACATTATGCAACATGCTTCCTACCATAGTGATATTAGGAAACCATGACTTAAATCTAAATAATAAAACAAGATTAGATGCATTAACTCCCATTATAAACAGCTTAAATCTACCTACATTACATTTCTTGAATGAAACAAATGTATATAAATATGAACAAATAGCATTTAGTTTATTACATGTCAAAGATAAGATTGAAAATGTAATCCCCGCAAAATCCTTTGATGCAGAAACAAAAATATTAATGTATCATGGACCGGTAAAGAATTCGGCAACAGCATACGGATATCTACTAGAAGGAAATTATTTAGATGTATTAGATCATGCAGATTATGATTACATCTTATTGGGAGACATTCATAAACATCAATATCTCAATTTAGAAAGAACAGCAGCTTATCCATCTAGTTTGATACAACAGAACTTTGGAGAAGATTTAACACATGGGATTATAGAATGGGATTTAAATAAGAAAACAAGTGAGTTCATTAAGATAGCATCCTCTAATGGCTATTATACATTTAAATTAAAAAATGATAAAGTAGCTGAAAAAATACCTGGAGATTTACCCTATAATCTTAATGTAGCTATCACCGCGGAAAATTGTACTCAAGAATTTATAGACTCCTTTTGTGTAGCATTGGAGAAGAAATATAATGTTCTACGTATAAAAAAACCAAAAGTAACTAAATTTATTATAGACAATGGTAAGGGAGAAGTATCACTAGACAAAGAGAACATAATAAGAGACTTTGAATGGAGACACTCGATGCTAGAGAGATATGTTCAAAACGAGTTAAAACAAGAGTACCAAGCGGATAAATTCTTAGATATACATAAAACAGCCTCCTTAGAATTAGACGAGCCTTCTGAATTTATAGGTGTTACATGGAAGCCTTTACGATTTGAGTTCTCTAATATGTTTTCCTACGGAGAGGGTAATGTGTTTAATTTAGGAGAATTAGGAGGACTGGTTGGATTATTTTCACCAAACGCCTCCGGGAAGTCTACCCTATTAGATGCTATGACCTACTGTATTTTTGATAAATGTAGTAAGACAAGTAGCGGCGCTGAGGTTATGAATACATCTTCTGATTTCTTTTCCTGTAAATTAGAATTATCGGTTGCAGGAGAGTCTTATTTTATCGAACGTAATGGCAAGAAAGGAAAAGACGGGAAAGTAAAGGTTGTAGTTAATTTCTATAAAGAGGATGGAACTTCTTTAAACGGCGAACAAAGATACGAGACAAATGACAGCATTAGAAAGTATCTGGGAAGTTATGAGAATTTTATGCTTATAACAATGTATGACCAACATAATAAATCTGATTTTATTGATAAGACACAAAAAGATAAAAAGGATTTATTGTATAAGTATTTCGATATAGACATCTTTGAGAAATTAAATGATACATCTAAAGAGCATCTCAAACAATTAAAATATGAAATTGAGAACCACCAAAAACAAAAATACAATGAATCTATAACGGAGTATGAAAATATTATAATAGATATAAAGTCTAAGCTAACACAAGTAGAGGCTAGTCTAGATTTAAATAAAAAGAATTCTGACATCCTTTCCGTACAAATAGAAAACAAAAGAAAAGAACTTATACCTTATCCTAAGCAATCTATAAATTATGCCACAAAAATAGACGAGGAGAGCAGAAATGAAGCTACCCTTAGTTCATCCTTAGAAGACAAGAGAAAGTCTTTTGTAGAGGCTAGAAATGCCCTTAAAACGAATCTCTCCGAATTAGATGACATGGGAGAAATAGTTGACGTATCTTCTAATCTAGTTGAGGTAAGGAAAAAATTATCTGATTTTGACAGAGACATCGTAGTAACGGAATCCGAAATAAAATCTAGCAGTAAATTAATAGAACATCTACAAGGTTATGAACACGATCCTAACTGTGTGTATTGTGTAAAAAACAATAAGTATGCATTAGATGGAGAGAAGGCTAAAAAAGATTTACCAGAATTACTAGATAAACTAGAAAAACTAAAACAGAATAAAAATGAAGTAGCAGAATATATGGAGCATCTAGAAATAGCTGATTCTACATATAAAAAATATAAGGACAAGAAAGTCGAATCAGATAGACTAAAATCTAACTTGGACAATATAGAAAGCCAAGCAAATATTATAAAAGAGAAAATACAAATCTCAAAAAACTTAATTATAGAATACTCTGAGAAACTAAAAGAACAGGAGTCTTACAAAGAAATAGAGCAAAAAAACGCTGAAATAGAAAGTGAAATAGCTAAATTGCTAGATGAGAAAAAATCAATAGATGACGCTATATACCAACTAGCTTATACTATCGGTGGACATAAATCTACAATAACTAGCAATGAATTAAAAATCAAAGACATAAAATTAAAAATTAAAAAGTTTAAGGATGATACTTTGACTTATAATAATTATTTTGTTTTTGAGAAGGCTACTAGAAGAGATGGAATTCCTCTTTTCATTATTAAAAATTATCTACCTGTTTTAGAAAATGTTGTAAATGATGCCTTAAAAAATGTAGCAGCATTCAATGTTCAATTTGAGTTATCGGATAAAACATTAGAAGTATTTATATCTTATGTAAATGGACCTAAGTGGCCTCTTTCTTTAGCATCCGGCATGGAAAGATTTATATCATCCTTAGCCATAAGAGCAGCATTAAATCATGTTACTGTACTTCCAAAACCTGACTTCTTTTTTATAGATGAGGGATTTGGTGTTCTAGATTCTGATAATATTGCTAACGTAGGATTATTCTTAGAAGAGCTTACATCATATTTTAGATTCATACTATGCATATCACATTTGGATGTAGTTAAAGATTATGTAGCAAAGGAACTATTTATTGTAAAGGATAACGGACATTCTCAATTAATATCATAATAAATGGCTTTTGGATTAACATCACCATCATCTGAAGAAAATAAAAGACTGATTAGCTCTGGTATAAAGAGTTATATAAACGAATTTACTCTTTTTGATGGAGATGCTTTAAGTTCTAATTATTTTGGTTTATCCTTACCCACGGAGTTTTTAAAAGGATCTAATGAAATAGGAATAAACCCCACGCAAAACTTAGTTAAAGGAACTCAAGTTTTTGTTGAAGTTTATGATTCGGAGGGTAACTTAATTCCGCATGAAATAAAGAATGTTGCAAATGCTAATGGTTCTGCTATTGTAACTGTTACCATAGGAGATAAGGTACCGATAGGAAATTGTGAAATATACATAGCAGGTACAGCTAATTTTGACGTACTTAGAAATAGACGATTAACAAATTTATCTTCTCCTAATATTATATGGGTGGGTAAGTTGTTGTGTAATACTAAGAAAAAAACAATAGGAGATATAAAATATACTATACCTCCTAAAGTAGATTTAACTCCCGAAACAAGAGCTTTTCAAAATTTTTCCGGAAGTAGAGCTACAGGTAGTTGTCATGCAGTTAGTTTATCTTTTATATCTTCAGCTCCTCCTTCGCAATATTCCTCTAACTATTCTTCTAATACACCCGAATTATTTGACGGAACACCTATCTCATCCACTCCCACTGTAAACACATCTGGAAGTTTAGCTAATTCCGGTAACTTTTCTATAACGACTGACGCAAATAACCTTAGCACAATAGTAGCTAATACAGGCGCTCCGTTTAAAAAAGAGATGGAAAAGGGCACAATATCTTTAACCCCTGATATTTCCAAGTATTTACCCGGGGATTTACCCTCCGGATATTCGCCAACAGTTCCCTCTTACACTGCAACTATTGTAGAGGTAATTAGTAGCACTCAAATAAAAGTAGATAAGCAATTTTTTTATAGAGAATCTTATGTAAATAAAAGAAAAGAATCTTCTGAAATCTACATAACTAGATTTGATTCATCTAATATATGTATAGACTATTTCAAAAGCCCGGACACAAGCGATGGACAAAAGAAAACAGGATATGCAAAAATATGTGTTAAGAATGCTAAACCTGTATCAGGAGATGTCGATAGAGTAAAAGTTTCCGCAAAAGCAGCCGGAGGGGTGGGAAGTCCTGTTAGCTTAGGAGAATTTAAAATACCTAAAACAAGTAAATTAACAGACAATTCTTCCTATGACTTTTCAGCTAATGGAGGTATAGAAAATAAAAAAGTAGGTAATATAAAAGATAGTTCCGATATATCCACTTATTTCGATATCAATAAATTCAGAAAACAGAATTCTTCTTACGAAAATATAGGAACAGGTGGAATAACTACTTCTGCAAATAGTGGAAACATAATTAACGCCTTAGATGTACAGCACAATAAACAAGAAAATGAAGTAGTAAACATAACAGTAAAAGATTCTTTTTTATCTAAATCGGTACCTAACACTGAATACACTGTACAAATATCTGCATTTTCTGAAAAAGACGCGAATGGAAAAACCCCACAACTTGACATATACATTCAAGGACCTGATGTAGAAAAATCTCCATTATCTGTAAATCAAGTAAACGCGGCATCTCCATCTGGTACATCTGAAAAAAATTCATTTGGAACTTTTTTAGGGTCTTTAATAGGAGGTAATAATAAGTCTGAAATAAAAAAGACTTTTACATTTAAAGCTACATCTGAAGATAACATAAAACCCAATTTTATTATAAATGCGGGCCAATGGAATGTTTCCGATATAGATATATTTCCTAGCGCGTCAGACGGAGGAACACCAAATGAATTCTGTATTGATATCCCATTAGATAATCTACCTATAGCTAAAATAGACACAGAGTATATTTTTGAAATAGAATACATAAATGCTAATGGAATTTCTGCTAATTTTTCTACAACAGTTTATGGAGTAAAAGTTAATACAGACGTAACTATAGATGAACAACTATTAATAAATACATTTAACAGCAGTCCGGCATTTCAAGCATTAGTAGCAAGTTCTTCAACAAAAGGAGATAAAGGAAATAAAGGAGATTTTAAAGGAAGCAAAGGACAAAAAGGGGAGGCCGGACTTAAGGGAATAAGTGGGTCTAAAGGAGAATTAGGAGACGCAGTATTTACCGGTTCTTTGAATAGTTGTAATGTTATTACAATTAACCACGGTACAGGAATACAATACCCGGTATTTACTATATATTCCTATGACGGTAACTCTGTTATCCCGGAAAATTATACTGCCATAGATGAAAATACTATAGAAATAACTTTTGGAGAATGTTTTAAAGGATTTGTTTCTATAGCTGGAGGGGGTGAAAAAGGACCGAAAGGAGAAAAAGGAAATTTTAAAGGATCTCAAGGTATACAAGGTCCACAAGGTGTTATTGGATTGCAGGGATTACAAGGAATTATAGGCACACAAGGTTTTCAAGGAAGGCAAGGACCTCAAGGCAATCAAGGAATACAAGGTCTTCAAGGAGTACAAGGCCCTACGGGTTTACAGGGTAGTATAGGACTACAAGGATTAACAGGTCTTCAAGGAAGCACAGGTTTACAAGGTAATACCGGTCCTCAAGGAGATACAGGTTCACAAGGAAATCAAGGACCTACGGGATTACAGGGTACTACCGGAGCTCAAGGTAATCAAGGACCACAGGGAAATCAAGGACCAACTGGTTTACAAGGTACTACCGGATCACAAGGTAATCAAGGACCACAGGGAAATCAAGGACCAACTGGTTTACAAGGTACAACAGGAGCACAAGGAAATCAAGGACCAACAGGACCGCAAGGTAACCAAGGACCTACAGGTTTGTCAGGAGTAGGGGTTCAAGGACCCACCGGAGAACCCGGAGGAAGCGGTCCACAAGGCAACCAAGGACCGCAAGGAAGACAAGGTCCTAGCATAATAAGTCCTCCCGGTAATCCTGACAAACCTGTA